ATGGCTGATAAGCATCAGCATCCCCAGACGAATATCATCCGGCAGGTGCAGCCCGTCCGGATCGCTGTCCGGAATGGTTTCATCCGGTGCATAGAGCTTCCGGTTCAGATACGTTTCCGTCCGCTTTTGCGCCGCACAGGCCAGCAGTTGCAGATGGCGGTCATCAGCATCGAAATCCTCATCCAGCCGGAGTTGGGCTTTAATCTCTTCCATTGTCAGAAGCATACTCAGCCCTCTTTACTGGTCGTGGCTTTTTTCTCTTTTGCCGCTTTACTGCTTTTTGCACTGATTCCGCGCTCTGCTAACCCGGCCTGAAGTGCAATCTCCTGCACCCGGGCAGGAAGCGCCCCGTCGTCATACTCACCGGCCCGAATGACCTCAACACGCATACCGTCCGGTGACCATTTCAGATCTTGTTTCAGGATCATGATTCTTCACCCGTCAGAACAGGGGCGCGGTTCCGCGCCCCTGAGTGATTACGCCGCTGCAATCTTCAGCAGTTTGATGGCCTGCGAATCGACCAGCATCCCGCCGGTGCGCTTGGTGGTATAAAAACCGACAAACGGTTTATTGGTGTACGGGTCACGCAGAATGCGGGTGCCGATACGGTCAACGATGGTGTAACCCCGTTTGAAGTTACCAAATGCAATGGCTTTCGCATCAGCGGCGATATCCGGCATCTGTTCGTTTTCAGCGATACCGTAACCCGCCAGAGAGGACGGCTGCCCCAGTTCCAGCCCCGGACGCCACAGATAGTTACCCTCGGTGTCTTTCAGCAGACGGATGGCAAACAGGCTGTTGTTGTTCATCATGAACTTCGCGCCAGTGCGGTGTGCCTTACGCAGCGTGTAAATCAGTTTGATAATGGCGTCTGCGGTCACCGCGGTCGCTTCGCCGGATACAATATGCTGAAGTTTGCCGAACGCCCGGACCTTGTCGGTTTCATCAGTGGATTCATACGCCAGGAACCCTTTCGGCTTCTTGGTGCCATCGCCTGAGGTAAAGGCAATTTCTTCCTGTTCGGCAAATTCGGTTGCCAGCTCGCTGTTGATCCAGGCCTCCACGTTGAAGAAGGCATCGTCCAGCATTTTCTGGGTAGCCTGCGGGTTGCCGTAGATTTCCCCCATGAGAGGTTCAATCAGCTCCAGTCTGGAGGTGGCAGTCTGGGCTCGCGTATCCGTTTCCCCCACCCATCCGGAAGCCGTGCCGCCCAGATTCACCAGTTTTTTGTAGTCGGAACCACCAACGGTGATCACCGTGGCTTCCTGGCGCATCACCACTTCATCTTTCAGCAGGGTGAGAATGTTGCGATCCAGTGCTTCCGGCACGGCATAGCCACCGTCTTCATCGGTGCCCACCTGTAATGCCTTGCGCTCCAGATCGCGCAGACCATCTTCACGGCCTTTACGCAGGAAGCCCACAAACGCTTCTTTATGCTCGGTGGCCAGTTTATTTTGCGCACCACCTGCCGGACGTTTCAGCTCAAGAAGCTCTTTTTCAAGATCGCTTTTGAGGTTTTCCAGCTCGCTGAGTTTCCCGTTCAGGGTTTCCACCTGCCCGGCAAGTTTGCCTTTTTCCTGCTCAATCGCATCCACGCGCTTGTCGTTCTTTGCTTTGAAGTCGTCAAACTTCTGCTGCAGCTCCTGCGCGACCTGTTCGACATCTTTAATATCAACCGCCATCGTATTTCTCCTGATTAGAAGTTCAGATTTTTCAGTGCATTCAGTGCAGAGCCCACATCCTCAGCGTCGCGCAGGGACAGTGCGCCATAGCCCCCGGCCATGAATGCTTTGGCCTGGGTACGGGAGAGTCCGACATCACGCAGGACTCTTTCGATTTTTTTCTGTTCGGGGATTTCCCCGCGGGCCAGTGCGTTCTTGACGTCGCTGATCCGCGCCTCGTCGTTAGACGGGAACGTCACCAGGCTGACTTCCCAGAGGTCGATTTCTTTCAGCAGAAAGGCTTCTTTGCTCCGGTCGTATTCCCAGTCTTTCAGGACGTACCCAATAGAAAGGCCGGTTAACGAACCGGCCTTCATGTGTGCATGTGCGCGTTTTGCGAGGGGATCATCATCAATAAGCAACCGTCCCCTGACGTAAAGCCCGACATCGTCTTCCTTCATTTCGGTGTAAACACCGATGGGTTCATCCATGCGGTGCTGCCAGAGCAGCGCAGGTAACGCTTTTCTGTCACTCCACGCCCGCAGGGAAGCAGCAAATGCCCCGGACATCACCACATCATCGTGGCTGTCCTTTACACCAAAGACGGAGCCATACCCTTCAAACTCACCGGAGTCACTGACAGATTTCAGACTCAGCGGTACATCAAGACGTTGTTTCGTCTGCATTGGCGTTATCCTTCTGCTTACCGGCTTTACTGCCATCGGAGGGTTTCGTGGTCATGTTCATCGGTGTGAGATAGACATCACCACCGGGACGCGGATTCATATCTTCCAGGTCGCGGCAGTCATTGGGAGAGTAAATTCCCCAGTTGATCCCGGTGGCGTAGGCTTCAAAACGGGACTTCATATCCCCGCGCAGTAACGCCCCGGCGTTAAATTTGGCGTAATAAACGCCCTGCTTACTTTTTCGTACCAGTCCGGTGTTGATCCGCTGTTCGATGCGGGTCAGATACGGCACCAGTGAATAGTTGATAAATCCCAGCCCCAGCTCTTCGATATTGTTGAAGGTGGCGCGATCGGTGTTCTGCACCATGTGCAACGGCACCCGGAACAGACGACAGATTTCTTCAAGCTGAAACTTGCGGGTTTCCAGGAACTGGCTGTCCTCGGCGTTCAGCGCCATCGACTTCCAGTCCAGCCCCATCTCAAGGATCATCGGGCGGTGAGCATTGCCAAGCCCGGTGTGACGCTCCTCAAAATCTTTCTTCAGGCGCTCATAAGCCTGATCTGACAGCGTCTGCTCTGTACGCAACACACCCGACGTCACCGCGCCATTGCTGAACAGTCTGGCCCCGTGCTCTTCGGTCGCTGCCGCCAGCGATATTGCCTCGCGGGCATAGGCGATGGGATTCAGCCCCACCAGTCCGTCCAGCGTCAGCGTGCGCACATGCCAGATATCCTCCTGGCTCAGTACATCCGTGGAGCCATCCGGGAATGTGACCTGATAGACCGGCTCCCAGCTACTGTTAAGCTTCGGTACCACACAGCCGGGATCGACGGGCAGCAGTTCAGCCACTTCGCCAAATGCTTTCACTTTGTAGGCGTAAAAGTTTCCCCGCAGGCACAGACAGGTGACCACCAGCTCCCAGAACTCCTGCGGCGTCATATAGCCATTGGGATGCGTGGAGATCAGCTTATGCAGACGTTCGCCAGTGGCTCTCTGCTTCAGGCTGCCGTTCAGGTGATACAGGTTGCAGGGCAACATCCCGACCGACTCCGCCAGCACCCTGACGCAGGAAAAAACCGCCGTCAGTCGCATGGCCCTCTGGCTGCTGATCTGCTTTCCGGTATAGGTGTCGTATGACAGCCCGATAGCATCCGCCAGCTCTGCTGGCGTGGTCACCGGTGCGTCACTTTTTCGTTGAAATAATCCCGAAAAGAACACTATTTACCTCCACCAACAGACATCTGTGTACGGTCGAGATATCGCGCCACCAGCCACGACCAGAACAGGCACAACGCCCCGGCAACAACAAACCCCGCCGGGGGATAAATCAGCCAGGCACCATACGCCAGCAAAAGCACCCCCAGCACGCCCACCAGAGGCGCGAGAATCAGCATGATCATAATTACCTCAGTTAAAGCGAGCGGATCCCGTAGGACTCAATGTGATCAGACAGCGTGTCTTCTTTCTCGTACAGCATGGCTCTGCCAACCGCCATAATCAGCGCAACTGCACCGTCAATTTTGTTTTCCGCCTGCTCTTTGACGGGTTTCACCACATCATCGTTACCCGGCATGTTTTTGCCGACCACGTTGCCGATACACCAGGTCATGATGGGATTGCCGTCATGATGAAAACGTCCCGATTCAATCGCTGCTTCCAGCTCTTTCATCGGATCGGACATATTGGTGAAGTTCTGGAAGATAGTGACGGGATTCAGGTCTTCATCAGCAAGGTCATGTGACAGCCCGGTCGCCCCGAAGGGGTCGATGGGTGACTCGCTGACCGGGCTGATTTTGTTCGCCGCTTTGGCCTCTTCGAGGATGTAGCGATAATCCACCTCTGCACCATCGGTAACGGTCAGGACGCCCATTTCCACCCATTTCTGAAAGCGTTCGGCTGTCCGGCGATCTTCATTTTTCTCGACGCTGTACACCGTGTCATACGGTACCCAGAAACGCGGGGCCACACTGTAGTAATGCGTTTTACCGTCAATCTCGCGGGTATAAAGTCGCGCCATGCTGTTCATATCCAGTTTACGCGCCAGGTCAAAGGCCAGAATGCACGGCTGCCCCTCGAATTGCTCAAGAGTCAGTGATTTATCCTCGCAGCTCTGCCAGCTCACCAGGTTGAAATACGCCGAACGCGCCGACACCCAGATATTGAGGTGTTTTGTTTTAAAGACGTTTGCCAGACGGGCGTTATTTTTCGCACGCTGCTGCTGACTTAACAAAAATTCGCGATAAACCGACACGCCAATATTTGGATTGGCTTTTTCCAGCACCTGCGGGTCGGTCCAGTCGTCACCTTCATCAACGGTATAGATGATCCCGAACAGTTCATCGTTGGGCACCGAGCCGTTGAGCATCTCGATGACTTCCCGCCGCTTGTCGTAGCACGGCCCCTCAATGTTGTACCCGGCAGTAGTAATGGCCCACATCAGTGGCTGACGTCGCGCCCCCATCCCGGTAAGCATCGTGGTGTAAAGCGCATCGGTGGCGTGCTCGTGATATTCATCCACCACCGCACAGTGGGGTGATGATCCATCACCGGGGTTACCGATCAGCGGTTCAAACCGCGCGCCATCCTCCGGACGGTTCATGTTTGAGGCGTTAACCTCAATCCCGAACGCTTCCGTCAGCATGGGTGTGCGTTTACACATCAGTCGCGCCGGGCGAAAGACTTCCCACGCCTGTTTCTCTGTCGTGGCACAGGAATACACTTCCGCGCCAAACTCGTTATCACAGGCAAAACAATACAGGGCGACACCGGCAGAGATTGCCGATTTGCCGTTCTTACGGGGGATTTCGGTATACACCTCACGGAAGCGGCGCAGCCGGGAGCCTTTATTGACCCAGCCAAACGCGCAGCAGATCACAAAGAGCTGCCACGGCTCCAGCGTGATGGGCATCCTCTTGAATGCCCACTCACCCTTGGTGTGCGGCAACAGCTGAATAAATTTGGCGGCCCGTTCAGCCAGGTCCTTGTCGAAGCGGTAACGAAACGACTTACTTTTTTCCGCCATCAGGTCATCAAGATGGCGCTGGCAGGCCTGAATCACAAACTGGCAGGCCACAATCTTTCCGCGAACGACATCCCGGGCATACTGATTGGCAGCATTTACGTTGGGGTAAGATTTCCGGCTCATGATTCGATGATTTTCAGAAACGGGTTAGTAGCTTTCTTCTGCCCCGCCAGGCCAATCAGACGCTGGCGGCTGCTGGGGTCGAGTCCGAGCATTGCCCCCGTGCTGCTCATCTCGGACTCCTGTTCTTTTTTGGCGGTCAGCTCCGGGTTTTTGACCATACCGCCCATTGCACCGGTGATGGTGTTGCCCTGGCTGGCAATATTTTTCACGGCACGTCGCCAGAACTCATAGGCCACGCACCACCGCTCAAGCACCGCGAGGTCAGTCACGCACAGCAGGCCCTGACCGCAGAGTTCTTTAGTTGTCAGTTGCCACATGATCGTAGCGAGAGGGAGATCTTCTTCAGCGAACCACTCCGGTGGCTCAACACCTTTGATGGGCGTAAAAACAGGTTCATCTTTGTTCAGGGCTCGCTTGCCGGGGTTTCCGGACAGCGCCTTGCGCGCCGTTGGCTTGGGGCGACGCCCGGAACGCCCCGCCGTTCCAGCCATATGCGGCACTCCTGGTTAAATTTCATTTTTCGCGGGTATAAAAAAACGATGGGGCGGGCAGTCCGGAAGACGTCAGGTCACAGAGATTTGACCCGCCCCTCCCCTCAGGCAGTTGAGAATTATTATCACTTCAACCGTTCACGGGCCGTCTTCGCCTTATGACACGGCCAGCACAGGCTCTGCAGATTACTGTCGGCATCAGAGCCGCCATGCGCTTTAGGGATGATGTGATCAACGGTTTTCGCTTCACGCACCACACCGGCACGCAGGCACAACTGGCACAGTCCTTTGTCACGCTTCAACACACGCACGCGGATAACATCCCACTTCGAACCATAACCGCGCTGATGACGGGATTGTCCTGGCTTGTATTGCTTCCAGCCTTCGCTTTTGTGGCTTTCACAATAGCCTGACGGGTCTGTGGTGGTATGGCGGCAGCCACGAACACGGCAGGCTTTTGGGATTCGTGATGGCATATGTACTCCAATGAAGAAGCCACCGACATAGCCTCCTCCATTCATCGTGAAACTATTTTCATCTACCCAGTAATGAATTCTTTGTAGAGTTGTGATCAATACAACTCACTAATGGAGAGGCTTGTCCAACACGTTGGACAAGTTTCCTGTTTGATTTACTGGACACTATAGAAGGACAGAATGCCTTCATCACTCGAATAACATCAATTAAGGAGGTTCAACATGTTTCATTCCACAAATCATCAGGCTGTAATTATGGCTGCATCAGCTTGTACCACAGATCTTTTCCGCTTCACTTTGAGCCTGATTCATTTCTACCTGACCGGCTCGCCTCTATCTTTTTAATCCCCGCTTTATCCAAATTGCATTGCCAGAATGCCGACAACAGACTGACATTCAAATCCTGACTACCTCCAATAGTCTGACCGTACACCTATATAGTTTTAATTTTCATCAATCCATTTAACTATCGTTTAATTGTTGTCACATAGGATTCTGCCGTTTTTAACAATGCAGGATAATAAGATGAAAAAAATGTTGTTTTCTGCCGCTCTGGCAATGCTTATTACAGGATGTGCTCAACAGACGTTTACTGTTGGAAACAAACCGACAGCAGTAACACCAAAGGAAACCATCACCCATCATTTCTTCGTTTCGGGAATTGGACAGGAGAAAATTGTTGATGCAGCCAAAATTTGTGGCGGCGCAGAAAATGTGGTTAAAACAGAAACCCAGCAAACATTCGTAAATGGATTGCTCGGTTTTATTACTTTAGGCATTTATACTCCGCTGGAAGCGCGGGTGTATTGCTCACAATAATTGCATGAGTTGCCCATCGATATGGGCAGCGCTATCTGCACTGCTCATTAATATACTTCTGGGTTCCTTCCAGTTGTTTTTGCATAGTGATCAGCCTCTCTCTGAGGGTGAAATAATCCCGTTCAGCGGTGTCTGCCAGTCGGGGGGAGGCTGCATTATCCACGCCGGAGGCGGTGGTGGCTTCACGCACTGACTGACAGACTGCTTTGATGTGCAACCGACGACGACCAGCGGCAACATCATCACGCAGAGCATCATTTTCAGCTTTCGCATCAGCTAACTCCTTCGTGTATTTTGCATCGAGCGCAGCAACATCACGCTGACGCATCTGCATGTCAGTAATTGTCGAGTTCGCCAGCTTCAGTTCTCTGGCATTTTTGTCGCGCTGGGCTTTGTAGGTAATGGCGTTATCGCGGTAATGATTAACAGCCCATGACAGGCAAACGATGATGCAGATAACCAGAGCGGAAATAATCGCGGTTACTCTGCTCATACCTCAATCTCTCTGACCGTTCCGCCTGCTTCTTTGAATTTTGCAATCAGGCTGTCAGCCTTATGCTCGAACTGACCATAACCAGCGCCCGGCAGTGAAGCCCAGATATTGCTGCAACGGTCAATTGCCTGACGAATATCACCGCGATCAATCATCGGTAAAGCGCCACGCTCCTTAATCTGCTGCAATGCCACAGCATCCTGGCTTTTCGGAGAGAAGTCTTTCAGAGCAAGCTGCTTACGGTAGGCATCCCACCAGCGTGAAAGAAGCTGGTAACGTCCGGCGGCAGTTGATTTGAGTTTGGGGTTTAGCGTGACAAGTTTGCGAGGATGATCGGAGTAATCAGTAAATAGCTCTCCGCCTACAATGACGTCATAACCATGATTTCTGGTTTTCTGCCGTCCGTTATCCGTTCCTTCTGACCATGCCACCATATCGAGGAAAGCTTTACGCTGAGGATTAAGATTTTGCATTTTTCACCCCTGTCAGTCGTTCCCAGAAGTACGTCAGTGCAACCGAACCCATCGCACCACTAATCCCCGCTGTCGCGAGAATCATGTAAATACTGAATCCACTTTCGATGCTGATCAGGCCACCAATAACACCGGTGAATCCTGATACAACTATCTGAGCCAGAGCATTTATCCAACTCCACGTTGCTTTACTCTGCTTCACATCTATCAGGTAGCGGACCAGACCGCCCCAACCTGCGATGATCAGCAAAACGAGCCAGAACGCTCCGGCAAGGCTCTCTTTTTCGTGCATATGAATAGCCAATGTTTCGCCGCCGACAAAAGGCCGGGACGTTAAATGTCAGAAATCAGGCTCACGGGGTAATTTAACGACAAAGCACGGAGTTGATGCTCCCCGCAAGCCTGGAATAAAAAAGCCAGCATGTAGCTGGCAACAGAGGGTTAAGCAATATCAACTCAACAGCTGAAGACACCCTGGCTGGGGTAGGTTGGAAGGATACTCACCGCCCAGAAACAGAAAAGCCCAAGGCTTTAAACCTCGAGCTTGAATTTGGATTACTGCCAGTGCGTACAACATTGGCAAAATATCAGATTTATATGAAATATATGCTTTTTAATCCAGTTTTGCAATATTTTGCTGTGAAAATGTCGCCTTTTGTTTTGAACGTGTTCTCGTTAGAAGCAATAAAGCTTCGCTATCAAGCTGTAGAAAAATGTGCTTCATTGCAACCCAGCGTTCAGTGAATGTCTCAGACCAGTTTTTTGATGTCACTCCCACCAGTGACGCCAGTTCCTGGTATTCATAAGCCTCACGCCCTGCCAGTTCGCTCTTCACATCCTGTGCCGCCAGCCAGATCAACTTCTTCAGGCGTTCCAGTGTCTTACTGGCAATTTTTCTTGTACCTAACAGAGCCTTAAACTCGTTCCATGCCCACTGCGTTATGGCAACCTGATGCTCCCAGCGAACACTTTCGCTGTAACTCCACAGCAACCACGCTTTCTGGTGTTCTTCGAGAGACAGAACCGCGCGGCGCCATGAAGATGTTGAGAACTCAACCTGGCTGACCAGTGCAATGGATGAACCTTTTGCGTACGACTGCTTACCGGAAATCGGCGGATTATCCAGCGTAATCATCCTGCCAGTTACCTCATCCAGAATGCGCGGCTTCTTTCGTTTGTATGTACCAGTATCAAATTGAGCATGCTCCAGCCAGGCTTCAAGCTGGCCTTTCGTTACTCCGCTCAAATCAGCGGTAGCCACCATGAGTTGCTCGCGAACATACTGTAAATATTGGATATTCATGCGGCAGCTCCTTTCAGTGTTTTGGCGTAATTCTTCAGTATTCGGTAATCGGTCAAAACAGAACCGGGAAAACGATATAAGCGCAGGCGCACCCAGCGGCGGCGAAGACGTTCTGCCATATAAGACTCAAACATCATTCATTCCCCAGTTCAGTGATGGTCAGCTCCAGCTTCCCACCTTTGGTAACGGGCATCTTCACAACACGGTAATCAACGACCTGAGCATCATCCAGCCAGAAACCTGCTTTGGTGAGTGCGTCAAAAGCGGCTTTTTGCAGATTATCCAGGTCACGGCGACGGCGATCCGGCATGTGGCACTCAATACGGATTTTCACAGGCATAGCCAGGCCGATATCCAGCATTGCGTTTTTAATGATTCGGGCGACGTTATCGCGGTATGCCTGCCCCTCTGCGCTGACGTGCGTGCGCCCGCGATTATGGCGGTAATAGCGATTATTGCTCGGAGGCCAGGGTAATGTGATGCTGTAGGTATTCACGCCTTAATAACCCCCTCTTTCAGCCAGATAACCTGTGTTCTCGCCATACCTTCCAGCGCGCATTCTTTTGCATATCCAGCGTCAACAAAATTCGTGCGACGGTCGATCTCATCGTGACAGGCAGAACATGCAATGGTGGCAATCAGGTCTGGCGGTTTAATACCGGTGCCGCACAATCCAGCCAGCCGGATATGTGCCAGTACAGACGTTTCAGGGTTGCCATTACATACGCCAGGGATTCTTACCTGGCATTCCCGACCACGCGCTGCTTTTCTCAAATCAGCCATGACTCCTCCTTGCTGCCAGTCGCAACCATTTTTTATCAACCAGGCTGGCGGTATATCCGAGCAGTGTTGGTATTTCGGATGGCTTCAGCTCAGGCTTACGCTTACGACGATTTGGTACTCTGTAGATGTGTCCGTTCATGACACGAATAAGCGGTGTAGCCATTACGCCTCCTGCTTGTCGCGCAGCAGCTGGAACTCGCAGCTCTGTGGAATAGTCAGGTGGCAACCAATATTCATCGCCCAGGCTTCAACCTTACACAGGAAGACATACATCTCTCCGGTATCAAGATCGGAGGTATGGCGTAACGACTGGATAGTGGTGATATCACCGGTTACGACATCAACCAGATCTTTGGTTTCATAACCGAGATATGTGTGTTTGAGAGCATCTTTTACCCAAGCTGGAGTGGCGAACGTTTTACCCCTGCTGATGAGGTATTCACTGATTTCGCTGTACCACATGTGGCTGAGTGCATTCTGGGAAAGACTGCGTCTCTCGCGCCACGGTTTAAGCACCATGCGAAAGCATTTGCCTTCCTCCAGATAAGGCTGGATCTGCTGGCCGATAGCGGTGAAGTTGCCGCGATGTAATTTGATGCCGTCTTGTGGGAGGTTCACGCTTCACCTCCGCAGAGGTCAAACGCTAGATGCAAAGAATTGCAGGTGCATTTCTGCATCTGTGAAAGGAGAAGATAGTTTGGATTGTATGTGCGCATAAACGTCCCCGTTTAGCGCAGAAGTCACCGGAGTTGTTCAGGCTCCGATTACTTAATTATGGCAAGTTGATTATCGCAAATCAAAGGTTTTAATTGTGCTTTATTCTTTCAAGCGTTTCCTTCATACCAAAGCCTATAAAGTTTTTCTTCTTCGTTTGGGTTAATAGGCTCACCATGTTTTAATTTTTCAGTGTACAAAATTGTTGAACAAATCGCGGAAGTTAATCCAGTGATCGCCATCTGCCGCAGATCGGATTTTTGTGTCCCCCCAACAGACGATCTCCCATCCATGTAATAATTGTATCCATGCTTCAGCCCTTCTTAGTAAATAGTGTGTAGGGCGACTGAAGGACCGAGTTTATGCTTTTTCGCATTGCTTTCAGTTAGTAGACCGGTATCGCACCGGAAACAATCCTACGGCAAATTGGTTGTCTGACCTCTCGGTTTTTCGTGCATTAACCGATACCCACTACAGTCTCGGCGAAAGCTGCACACCCCCAAGGTGTACTGGTAACACTCGGCACAGCCTAGCGCGCCACTTTCTTCTCACTATCCAGTCTAATTTTATCCCCTAGTCAGACACTCAGATGTAGTGCTCCGCAGCGGCATGCGGGGGAATACAAAAACTCGGACAAAATTGGGCCCTCCTTTTTGAATCACTCGCGGGGATGTAGTTATTAATACATGGGAAAAGATCTGTTTTCAAATCCAACATTATATGGTTTCAATACCACGGGGTGGCTATGTGTTTCTCATTATTATTTACAATCTACTGTAATCGCTCCGAACGCAAATGCGTCAATACTCGAATCAACTGATCATCCTGCCACGACTGAAATCTCAAATAGGCCGTTTCTCAAGTAAGAGATTTTGAATGCATTATTGGCTACTGAAATAAAAAACCCAGCGCAAACTGGGTTCATATGAAATTTTTTTTGTCATTTCCAATTGCAAGACTGTGAAATTTTTTCCACAACCTTATCAATCTCAGACAAGTCAAACTCAACTACTTGCATAGTTGATCCATAAGGTTCAAACCCAAAAATAGCTTTTTTATGCTTAGCCAAGGTCTTTATAAATTGTATTGGTTGTGGAGCAAATGCAGAATCACCGCCTTCCCCACCTCCCCAAACACTCTTGACCGGCTTTCCGCCATCTAACCGCACTGTAATTCTTGGGTTGTCCGAACCCATATAATCATTGAATGATAAATAGGCATCTGTTTTGTTATCACTACAACGCAACACCAGTGAAGTTGCACGATCAGTACCTGCTTTGTTATATGAATCTGGTGATAAATTAAGAGCCACAAAGTCAGTCTGGTCAGTCATTTTATTTATCTCAGACTTTGTTATCCACGGCCCTAACTTCTCTACACCAGCATTTGCTGTAAACGAGACACTTATAACAAAGGCTAAAATAAATTTTCTCATAACCCTATCTCCTTGGATTCAAAGAACTAAATATTATCAAGTCTCTTGCCACTAGAAAACCCACTTTATTTCCAAACTCTGATGGCATTCCTGAAAATCCGCTTCATACTCACTTGCCCCGCCCTATCATCCTGAGTAGCTAACCGTTAAACAAACGTTCGCCAGACCTTACCATCAATGACCAGGATTCCTGCCCGCGCCATTTTTGCCGCAGCCTGATTTATGCTGGTTAATGTCACACCTGTTGTCGCAGCAACGTCCGGCGCACAGAAGCTCTTGTGCGTCCCCAGGTAATGAATAATTGCCTCTTTGCCCGTCATACACTTGCTCCTTTCAGTCCGAACTTAGCTTTGATTTCTGCGATCTTCGCCAGAGCCTGTGCACGATTTAGAGGTCTACCGCCCATGACAGGAAGTTGTTTTACTGGTTCAGGGATCGCCTCACCACGGTTAATTCTCGCAGTCATATGGACAAGCTCATCTGCGGCCTTACGGCGTAATTCCGCATCAGTAAGCGCATTGGCCCGCATGTTCTGATACAGGTTGGTAACCAGCCAGTAGTGCGCGTTTGATTTCCACGGATAAGACTCCGCATCCGGATACAGGCCTCGCTTCCGGCAATACTCGTAAACCATATCAACCAGCTCGCTGACGTTTGGCAGTCCGGCGATAACGGATGCTTCTTCCCGGCACCATGCAACAAACTGCCCGGGTGATGGCAGGAATGGTCGATTCTGCCGACGGGCTACGCGCATTCCTGCGTTAACCTGTTCCATTGTGGTGATCCCGTTTTCCCGGAAAGCCAGAACCCACTGGCGGCGGATTTCGTTCAGTTCGTTCTGATCCCGGTTAGCCAGGCTCGCAGGGAAAGTTGCCAGTAACTGGCTGAACACACCGTTGATGATCTGCGCTACCTGCTGTACCTGCGGCTTTTCGTCGTACTGTTCCAGCATATTGTTGGCGATCCGGCGCATCTGCTCACGGTCAAAGTTAACCATCTGTGCGGCGATGTTTTTCATAAATCCACCCCGTAAATCCAGTCAGTGTTCGTCAGGTCGAGTTTTGGTTTGCCGGCTGTCACGCCAGCCTGTTGCTTGTTTCGGTTGATTTCGAGCTGGGTCCACTTGTCGCGGAGTTTGGCCGGACTCAGCACGTTACCGGACCAGAAGTTGTCCTGGCATGCCCAGCGGAACAGTACACACATATCGCGGTGGTTACGTCCGTCACGTTCACGCATCAGGCGGATATCGTTAGCCCACCCTGCAAAATTCGGTTTTCTGGCTGATGGCGCGATGGTCTTCACCATGTCAAACATCCACTCTGCGGCGGTCAGGTCTTCTGCTGTCCCCCACTTGCTGCCGCTCTGAATTGCAGCATCCGGTTTCACCACAGGAAGATCGTTTTCTGGCTGGTCAGAGGATTCGCCAGAATTCTCGGACGAAAAAGGTTTTATATTGTCTTTTGTTAGTTTGTCTTTTGTGTTTACCTGATTCGGGTAAACGTCTTTACCTGATTTGGGTAAACTTTTCTTACCTGATTCAGGTAAATTTACCTCTTTCAGGTAAACTTTATTTTTCTTACCTGATTCGGGTAATGTTGACCATTCACTGACCACATTATTAATGCCGATATTCCGCCCGCTCTGAATAAAAATCCCACGCTTTACCAGAACACTTTTTGCAGCAGAACACTTGTGCGGCAATATCCCGGTCAACTCGGAAAGTTGCTCGTTGCTCACCCAATCCAGTTTTTTATTAAAGCCATATGTTTTGCGCATGACAGCCAGGAAGACCAGAAGCTGGTGCTGTGTTAATCCGGCCAGCATCACAGCTTCCAGCAACTCATTTGCAATGCGCGTATAACCATCATCGAGATCTGCCACGCGCGGCTCCTTTTGTGCCGCATCCGGCACTGGAAAATTGAATATCTCAGCAGTGTTTGCCATAATTCCTCCCGCAATGAGTGTGTTACGATTTGCACCTGAAAGTCGGTTCTGTTCCAGCAGACCGGCTTTCGCCATTTCTGAACCTGTCATATCGCCCCCAGCATGGTAGTAACCATCGCCATCAATGGACCAGCCAGATCTGGGTCCACACGAAACATCGACACAATACCTTCACTAATTTCCTTCAGTTTCTGGTGGCGTGGTGCGTTGAGAATGACAGCCTGTTTTGCCTCACTGAGTTCCTTTTCCATTTCAGCCAACCTAGCCATGAAGCTATCCTGCTCAACCAGGTAACCGCGATATTCCAGCGGTAGTACCGCCAGAATTGCCGGGGTCAGTTCACGCACGTTATTTCGGTATTTTTCAGAATCGAATTTGTTATCGAGGAAGCGGAACAGCTTCTGGCGTGCACGGCTGACATCATCAGGGAAATCGATGGTGCCGCCGCCCTGCTCCCGATACTCATTCACAATGAGTGCGGCAACAACATCCTGATTATCTGCAGCCGACCAGGCGCGAACGGCATCACGGATTTTTTCGTGGCCTGGCACCTGTTTTATTTGAGAACGATTTATCACCGCAGTCGGGCTAAATCCGCTAGTCTGTTGGTATGTAAGTGGTTGCATAGGCATTGCCTTATCAGTTAACGCCGCAGTTTAGGCGGCAGAATTACTCGCGTTAAACAATGGTGCAAGGTCGGGACGAATATCTGCTGGTTTAATCTTTCCACCAGTGGCTGAGACAATTTTCATTACATAGCGGGCATCAATTCCGCCACCGTGTAGCCAACGCCAAACAGTGGGCTGGGCTACACCGCATAGATCTGCCAGTCGTTTTTGACTACCTGTAATACTGATTGCGAGTTGAATGGTTTGATTTGTCATTATCAATTCCTATTGGTATTACAATGAATGGATAATAGCAATGCGTATTAATCCAATCAATAGCAAAACGTGTTTTGACCATCAATACGCAAGCGTATAAATTAAAACTTATGAAAAAAGAAACTCTTGCTGATCGCTTAAACCTAGCGATGGAACAATCTGGAATGTCTCAAGGCGCTCTTGCAAAGGCGTCTGGCGTAGCTCAACCCACAATCTGGAGACTGACAAGCGGCAACGCACGCGGCTCAACAAAAATTGTTGAAATAGCTAATGCATTGGGTGTTCGAACAGAGTGGCTCTCATCAGGCATAGGCCCGATGAGAAATGACGGTCAACAATCAGGGAAGCCTGCTGTCAACCATTCCAAATACTTTAAGATTGACGTTCTTGATATAGAAGTCAGTGCTGGGCCGGGTGTCATCAACCGTGAGTTTGTAGAAGTCCTACGCTCGGTTGAGTACTCGTTTGACGATGCTCGTCACATGTTCGATGGCAGGAAGGCAGAAAATATCCGCATCATTAACGTACGCGGTGACAGCATGTCAGGAACGATCGAACCAGGTGATCTTCTGTTCGTTGATATCACTGTTAAATCTTTCGACGGTGATGGTATCTATGCGTTTCTGTACGACGACACAGCCCATGTAAAGCGCCTGCAAATGATGAAGGATAAGCTGCTGGTTATCTCTGATAACAAGAGCTACTCACCGTGGGACCCGATCGAAAAAGACGAAATGAATCGGGTATTTATATTTGGGAAAGTTATTGGGAGCATGCCACAGACATATAGAAAACATGGGTAGATTATTAATGACAGATTTCATCAAGATAACCAGATGATGTTTTGGTGAGACATGCTGACATCCTCATAATTTATAGAATGGATGTTTCAAGCAGAGCTTAAGGTATATGGATATGTCAAAAAAAAATTTTGAATTCAAAAATTACCCAATAGTCTTTATTGGCTCAGGCATTTCAAAAAGATATTTAGAGAACTACCCAACGTGGGAAGAGCTATTAAACGAGTATTGGAAAATAACAAATCCCACAAATGATTTCTATAGTTATCTTTTAACAATAAAAGAATCACATAAAAATAACAGTGATAATGATATCGATCATAAGATTTATACAGAGGCAGCAAGTAAAATTGAAAATGATTACAATCTATTGTTTAGGACTGGCAAATTAAAATTAAATGGACTAGATGCCAAGAGGGTTTTTAGTGAAGATATTTCACCATTTAAATACGCTATATGCCAAAGATTTTCTAATAACACAATCAGAAAGGATGTAAATCTTGATGAATTAGCATCATTTAAAACATTAATAAAAAAGGCCAAGATAATCATCACTACAAATTATGATGCTTTCATAGAAAATTTACTTCAAGAGCAAAATGTAACTCCAAAACTCTATATTGGAAATAATGGTTTTTTCGAAGATACTATTGGATGGAGTGAGTTATACAAAATCCATGGTGATATAAAGGATCCACACTCAATAATCATAAATAAAGATGATTACGAAAAATATGACAACAAATCTATACTCATTAGTGCCAAGATACTATCTAACATGATTAAAAATCCAATAGTTTTTCTTGGATATTCTTTAACTGACAGGAATGTAAAGAAACTTCTTTCTGATTTTTCCTCACAACTACCTAGAGAAGATGGTCGAAAATCAGCTGAAAGAATAATTTTGATTGAATATAAAGAGAATGAACAGGAAGTAGTACCAAAACAGATTACCGATCAACAGCTACAAATTACATATACATCTGTTAAAACAGATAACTATAAACAGATCTATGATGAGATCAGTGCTGTTGATGAAGGGCTCTCACCTTATGATGTTTTAAGGTATCAAAGAGCCATTAAAACACTTATCATTAATGAGGGTGAAAAAGGGCACTTAGATACTCTATTGGTTTCACCTTCTGACTTAGACAGACTTGAAGAAAGTGTTAAACAAGGAAAAAATTTAGTTGTTGCTCTAGGCGATAAAAAGTATGTATTCACACAAGTTAAAGAAATAAATTATCTTGAAGACTACTTATTTGATAAAAATGAAATATCTAATAAATTAGCCATAGATTTCATATTAGGTTCAGTAAACTCATTACAGCTTCCATTTTCAAAAACTATAACCTCATGTAATTTGAAAGAGTTAAGTTTGCCAGCTAAATATGTGTTAAAACTAAATCAACGCATTGAACGCCACGGAAAACTAGACGACTTGCTCAATAAAATCACCTTAGATAAAATCAATGCAAATAAAATTTACACCAACATCAAAGATATAAAGAATGCAACGTTCAAAAAGTACAAAGAATTGTCTATAGTCATTAAGAACATAAAAAATATCCCCAAAGAGGAGATTGAAGATTATGTTAAAAAAGAAGCGTTTGTTCAATTCAAGGCATGCGACGTTGACAATTTAAAAACCCAATATAGGAAACTATTTCTTGCCTACGACTTGTTGATTCATGGAAATGTTGAAAAGATAAATTAAATAAACGCCCCGTACAAAGCGATGGCGGGGCTAATAAGTCATTTATGTATCATTTAGCAACTGACTAAAAAAATACACATAAGAACTCAGACTACCAATATTCGATTAAATTTGCTGCCAACCTACCGAGCTCACCACAACCCGATGCCCCTCTGTCACGAGGCACATTAAAGCTGTACAAATTTCAGCCACACCAATAAGTCTTCATACTCTTTTTTATAAAAATTCATTTAATTATCAATCAGAACAAGTATATCAAACATTATCAATACTAATTGCTATTGACTACATCAATAGCCATTGCTATTGTCATGCTATTGCATCGATGTTGGTATCACAAAATTTATAACTTCACCGTTGCGATGACCGCTTAGATCCGCAGCTTGAATTTCAGCAGGCTCCGGGGAGTGCGAGGGGTGAAGCGGACGCGTGAACGTCGGTGTGACCAGCTGAAATCAACTCAACACTTCATACCTCAGTCGCTTCAACGAGGCGACTTAGTTATGACAACCGGCGGCCATCCACCGCCTGAATACGCGCAGAAGTCTCTATATGTTCAGCAGCCCAGCTTACGGGCAGGAGTTTTTATGGTTCATCAACATTACGGAACGCAGACCGTTAATCGAGGTGCGGTCATGCCAGGAATGCTGGTCAAACACAAAGATGGTACCTGGACTGCATCAGCTAATTTACGCGGACGGCTTTATCTGCATCGCGGCATCGAGCGCACTTATACCCGTGATTTGCTCGTGGAAGTTTTTCTCGACGGACGCGGTAACGGCCTGAATCGCTAATCCCCTTTCCTGTTTTCCTAATCAGCCTGGCATTTCGCGGGCGATATTTTCACAGCCATTTTCAGGAGTTCAGCCATGAACGCTTATTACATTCAGGATCGTCTTGAGGCTCAGAGCTGGGCGCGTCACTACCAGCAGATCGCCCGTGAAGAGAAAGAGGCAGAACTGGCAGACGACATGGAAAAAGGCCTGCCCCAGCACCTGTTTGAATCGCTATGCATCGATCATTTGCAACGCCACGGGGCCAGCAAAAAAGCCATTACCCGTGCGTTTGATGACGATGTTGAGTTTCAGGAGCGCATGGCAGAACACATCCGGTACATGGTTGAAACCATTGCTCACCACCAGGTTGATATTGATTCAGAGGTATAAAACGGATGAGTACAGCACTCGCAACGCTGGCTGGGAAGCTGGCTGAACGTGTCGGCATGGATTCTGTCGACCCACAGGAACTGATCACCACTCTTCGCCAGACGGCATTTAAAGGCGATGCCAGCGATGCGCAGTTCATCGCATTGCTGATCGTCGCCAACCAGTACGGCCTTAATCCGTGGACGAAAGAAATTTACGCCTTTCCTGACAAGCAGAACGGCATCGTTCCGGTGGTGGGCGTTGATGGCTGGTCCCGCATCATCAATGAAAACCAGCAGTTTGATGGCATGGACTTTGAGCAGGACAATGAATCATGTACATGCCGGATTTACCGCAAGGACCGTAATCATCCGATCTGCGTTACCGAGTGGATGGATGAATGCCGCCGCGAACCATTCAAAACCCGCGAAGGCAGAGAAATCACGGGGCCGTGGCAGTCGCATCCCAAACGGATGTTACGGCATAAAGCCATGATTCAGTGTGCCCGTCTCGCCTTCGGATTTGCTGGTATCTATGACAAGGATGAAGCCGAGCGCATTGTCGAAAATACCGCATACACTGCAGAACGTCAGCCGGAACGCGACATCACTCCGGTTAACGATGAGACCATGCAGGAGATTAACACTCTGCTGATCGCCCTGGATAAAACATGGGATGACGACTTATTGCCGCTCTGTTCCCAGATATTTCGCCGCGACATTCGTGCATCGTCAGAACTGACACAGGCCGAAGCAGTGAAAGCTCTTGGATTCCTGAAACAGAAAGCCACTGAGCAGAAGGTGGCAGCATGACACCGGACATTATCCTGCAGCGTACCGGGATCGACGTGAGAGCTGTCGAACAGGGGGATCATGCGTGGCACAAATTACGGCTCGGCGTCATCACCGCTTCAGAAGTTCACAATGTGATAGCAAAACCCCGCTCCGGAAAGAAATGGCCTGACATGAAAATGTCCTACTTCCATACCCTGCTGGCTGAGGTTTGCACCGGTGTGGCTCCGGAAGTTAATGCTAAGGCGCTGGCCTGGGGAAAACAGTACGAGAACGACGCCAGAACCCTGTTTGAATTCACTTCCGGCGTGAATGTTACTGAATCCCCGATCATCTATCGCGACGAAAGTATGCGTACCGCCTGCTCTCCCGATGGTTTATGCAGTGACGGCAATGGCCTTGAGCTGAAATGCCCGTTTACCTCCCGGGATTTCATGAAGTTCCGGCTCGGTGGTTTCGAGGCCATAAAATCGGCTTACATGGCCCAGGTGCAGTACAGCATGTGGGTGACACGAAAAGATGCCTGGTACTTTGCCAACTATGACCCGCGTATGAAGCGTGAAGGCCTGCATTATGTCGTGGTTGAGCGGGATGAAAAGTACATGGCGAGTTTTGACGAGATGGTGCCGGAGTTCATCGAAAAAATGGACGAGGCACTGGCTGAAATTGGTTTTGCATTTGGGGAGCAATGGCGATGAAGCATCCTCACGATAATATCCGGGTAGGCACGATCACTTTCGTCTACTCCGTTACAAAGCGAGGCTGGGTATTTCCCGGCCTTTCTGTTATCCGAAATCCCCTGAAAGCACAGCGGCTGGCTGAGGAGATAAATAATAAACGGGGGCTGTATGACTGATTTCACCGGAAGCAATACTCCTGCCGAACATCGCGACAGCTGGCGCACACCACCAGAGATTTTTGCTGCGCTTAATGCAGAGTTCGTTTTTCAACTTGATGCTGCCGCCAGCGAAAAAAACCGACTATGTCGGCTTTTTATCTCACAGGAGCAGAACACATTAACCACTTCATGGCTTGAAGCAATGGGATATGCCTCTGGTTATGTCTGGTTGAATCCACCATACAGCAATATTTCCCCTTTTGTGAAAAAGGCAGCCACTGAAAACAAATTCAGTAGTGTGGGATGTGTAATGTTATTGCCTGCTGACACATCTGTCGGATGGTTTCATGAAGCGATACAAACCGCCAGTGAGGTCCGATTCATCACGGCAGGACGACTGGCATTTATTAACCCACTCACTGAGAAACCCGTCAGTGGAAATAATAAAGGCTCGATGCTCATTATCTGGCACCCATACCCCCGTACACACTGCCACTTTACGACCGTTGATCGTGGAGAGTTGATGGCGTTCGGCTCAAGGATTCTTGCCCGTCGGGAGGCTGCATGACAACCACGGAATGCATTTTTCTGGCAGCGGGCTTCATATTCTGTGTGCTTATGCTTGCCGACATGGGACTTGTTCAATGACACCTCAGCAGGAAAACGCCCTTCGCAGCATTGCCCGTCAGGCTAATTCTGAAATCAAAAAAGCCAGACAGCAGTTTCCGGATAAAAACGTCGATGACATTTGCCGTAGCGTACTAAAGAAGCACCGCGAAACGGTAACGCTGATGGGATTCACACCGACTCATTTAAGCCTGGCGATCGGCATGTTAAACGGCGTCTTTAAGGAACGGTGAACATGAAAAGCAAAATCATCAGGGAGCTACAGGCTCCTTTTTTATTGTTCGCATTCATCCTCAAGCGTATTAACCAACAATTCAGGGATTAATGGAAGATGGCAGACATCATTGATTCAGCATCAGAAATCGAAGAATTACAGCGCAATACAGCAATAAAAATGCGTCGTCTGAACCACCAGGCTATATCTGCCACTCATTGTTGTAAGTGTGGCGATCCCATAGATGAACGAAGACGCCTGGCCGTTCAGGGTTGTCGGACTTGTGCAAGTTGCCAGGAGGAGATCGAACTTAAGAACAAACAATGGGGATTGTGATGGCCTCAAAGCAGCAAATTTCAACATCGTCCAACTGAGGTGTAAAAATGTTCAGAATCATTTTTCCTAACACCTGGTACGTCGACCACCACGGCACTCCCTGCAAAATCCTGCGTTCTACCCACAACAAAGTTCACTACATCCGAAAAGGCAGAACATGTATCGCCAGCATGTTCCGCTTTAATCATGACTTTGAACCTGTGAATAAAGCTGATGCAGATCGGATAGCAGAAGAGATCGAAACGGCAGAACACATTAAGAAGTTACGTGACATGCGTTCAAAAAGCAGAGGTAACCATGGAATCATACAGCCTCACACTCGATGAGGCCTGTCAGTTTCTTAAGATATCCAGACCAACCGCCACCAACTGGATACGAACAGGCCGCCTACAGGCAACACGCAAAGACCCCACTAAACCAAAATCTCCTTACCTCACAACGCGACAAGCCTGCATTGCGGCGCTTCAGTCTCCGCTGCATACTATCAAGGTGAGCGCGGGTGATGGCATAACAGAGGAAAGAAAATGTCACTCTTCCGCAGAGGTGAAATATGGTACGCCAGTTTCACATTGCCGAACGGTAAAAGATTTAAACAGTCTCTTGGAACAAAGGACAAAAGGCAGGCGACAGAACTCCATGACAAGCTAAAGGCTGAAGCATGGCGGGTCAGCAAACTTGGTGAAATACCTGATATAACGTTCGAGGAAGCTTGTGTCAGGTGGCTTGAAGAGAAAGCACATAAAAAATCACTGGACGATGACAAAAGCCGGATCGGATTCTGGCTTCAACATTTCGCAGGAATGCAACTAAGAGACATTACTGAATCAAAAATTTATTCAGCAATGCAGAAAATGACGAACCGGCGTCATGAGGAAAACTGGAAACTCAGGGCAGAAGCATGCAGAAAAAAAGGGAAACCTGTTCCAGAATACACGCCAAAACCAGCGTCCGTTGCAACGAAAGCTACGCATCTTTCATTTATAAAGGCCCTACTAAGAGCCGCAGAGCGTGAATGGAAAATGCTGGATAAGGCACCAATTATTAAAGTGCCTCAACCAAAGAATAAACGGATCCGCTGGCTGGAGCCCCATGAAGCACAAAGGCTGATTGATGAATGTCCGGAGCCATTAAAGTCTGTTGTTGAATTTGCACTGGCAACAGGCTTAAGACGCTCGAACATCATCAACCTTGAATGGCAACAAATAGATATGCAGCGCCGGGTGGCATGGATAAACCCGGAAGAGAGTAAATCAAACCGCGCAATTGGCGTTGCGCTGAATGATACTGCATGTCGCGTATTGAAAAAACAAATCGGGAATCATCACCGTTGGGTATTTGTGTACAAGGAAAGCTGTACCAAACCAGACGGAACGAAAGCGCCAACAGTAAGGAAGATGCGGTATGACGCAAACACAGCCTGGAAAGCGGCGCTGAGACGGGCTGGTATTGATGATTTCAGATTTCACGACTTGAGACACACCTGGGCAAGTTGGCTGGTTCAAGCCGGAGTCCCGTTGTCAGTGTTACAGGAAATGGGAGGCTGGGAGTCTATCGAAATGGTTCGTCGATATGCTCACCTTGCACCTAATCACCTTACCGAACACGCACGGCAAATAGACTCGATCCTGAACCCATCGGTCCCAAATTTGTCCCAGTCAAAAAATAAGGAAGGTACTAATGATGTGTAACTTATTGATTTTAATGGTGCCGATAATAGGAGTCGAACCTACGACCTTCGCATTACGAATGCGCTGCTCTACCAACTGAGCTATATCGGCCCTGAAAGGACATGTTCACGAACGTGAATCACGGTGGACAAGGTTAAAACTAACCGGGCGATGCGTCAATGGCCTTGTGAATCAAATGGCTACTTTTGCATCACCCGGTTTTATTTACGCACGAATGGTGTAATCACCAATGCCGATCCACTTGTAAGTGGTCAGTGCTTCCAGCCCCATTGGGCCACGCGCGTGGAGTTTTTGTGTGCTTACCGCCACTTCCGCACCCAGACCAAACTGGCCGCCGTCGGTAAAACGCGTAGAGGCGTTAACGTAAACAGCGGACGAATCCACTTCGTTAACAAAACGCTGGGCGTTGCGCATATCGCGGGTCAGGATCGCATCGGAGTGTTGTGTGCCGTGTTCACGAATATGGGCGATGGCATCGTCAAGATCGCTGACGATTTTGACGTTCAAATCTAATGACAGAAACTCATCGTCATACTCTTCGGCTTTAACAGCAACCACCTTCGCAGGGCCTGCCTGCAACTGCGCCAGTGCAGCTGCATCTGCGTGTAATGTCACGCCGCTTTCCGCCATTTGTTTGCTTAATGCGGGCAGGAAGCTATCGGCGATGTTTTTATTCACCAGCAACGTTTCAACCGTATTACATGTGCTCGGACGCTGAGTTTTCGCGTTGACGATCACTTTTAATGCTTCAGCGATCTCTACACTTTCATCAACGTAAATATGGCATACGCCTATACCACCTGTGATCACCGGGATTGTCGACTGTTCACGGCACAGTTTATGCAAACCAGCGCCACCACGCGGGATCAGCATGTCGATGTATTTATCCATACGCAGCATTTCACTGACCAGCGCACGGTCAGGATTATCAATCGCCTGCACGGCACCCGCCGGTAAGCCGCAGGATTTCAGGGCGTCCTGAATCACCGCCACCGTTGCAGCGTTAGTGCGACACGTTTCTTTGCCACCGCGCAGGATCACCGCATTACCGGTTTTCAGGCACAGCGAAGCGACATCAACCGTCACGTTCGGGCGCGCTTCATAAATCACGCCAATAACCCCCAGCGGTACGCGACGACGCTCAAGACGCAGGCCGCTGTCCAGTACGCCGCCATCGATTACCTGCCCCACCGGATCGGCGAGGTTACACACCTGGCGCACATCGTCGGCAATGCCTTTCAGCCGTGCGGGCGTCAGTGCCAGACGGTCAAGCATCGCTTCGCTAAGGCCGTTGGCACGCGCGTCAGCAACATCCTGCGCGTTAGCGTTGAGGATGATTTCGCTTTGTGCTTCCAGTTCATCGGCTATTTTTTCCAGTACGCGATTTTTTTCGCGGCTGGAGAGTTGCGCTAATTTATACGAGGCTTGCTTCGCGGCAATGCCCATTTGTTCCAGCAT